TTGGGGCTCGGTCGCGGGTGCTGGTTGCCACCTGCGCGGGCCGTGGGGCTCGTTCGCGGGTGCGCTGCATTGATCGGGTTCGGGTTGCCTGAGCCACCCCCCCCGCGCCGGACCTTCGGGGCCTTGCGGGAGCGGCAGTTCGCCGTCGTGTGAGTCTTGGAATGTGGGTGCCACTCACACGTCGGTACCTCCGTCTGTGGGGTCAGAAGCGTGTCGTTCACCACAACCGCTTGGTCGGCGTGGCGTGTTTCGGGAGCAGTCCAGAGCACTGGGAACTTGAGCAGTTTCTCCACGGAGTCGCACTCCTTCAAGTAATACTCGAAGAGCGCGAAGTCAAATCCGGGCATCTGCGTCATGATCTTCTCTGTCATCCAGTCCGTCTTGTAGTTCGGGAACTGGACACACGCCTCACCGATGACATCGGGATAGGCGTATGCGAACCAGCCCTTGAGGGCTCGGCTCGTGTTGTCTTCCATTTTCTTCGCACCTGCGGTTAGCTGCAAGACACGGATGACGTACTCACCAATGATCGGTGTGAACGCGTCACTCTGGGCGTATCCGCGGGCTTTCTCAATCAGTTTGTCGAGGGGTGTCACGTTCGGCGGCAGGCACACGCTAAGGTGCAGCTTCAGGAGCTGCCTCATCACATCACACATGCTGTTCGGGTCACCGAACCAGACGTCCGGGCCGAAAATTCGTGAAAGGAACTCCACTCCCATGTTGCCCCGCTGGACGACCGTGGACGTGAGCTTCATGCCGCTGTCTGCAGCGCGCTTCGCGTACATCTCGGGGTTGACGTTGGGTGTTAGTCCGTCGTCGCCTCCGTAGATGCCAAGCGAGCGCCATGCTTCAGATGGGCTTAGGAATGCTCCGTCGATGTAGGTCGAACGTAGGGCCAAATAGGCTTGGAATAAGTTCACGAGTGTGTTCATGACTGATGTGGCAGGCGAGCCTGACAACCGGCTCGTGCCGGAGTTGTACAGGTAGCCTGTGCGTGTGCGAGCTTTGACGCCGATGTGCTTGTCTTGTAGAATCGTCAACTCGTCCAGATGGGCGAGGGCGAAACCACGTGCACATATACGTTTCTCGAGGTATCTGATGAAGGTGGAAATCCGACCGTCGAAGCGACTGAAGTCCGTGAGGACTACCATGCTGGCTCCTTGGCAGATGTCTGACACACGCTCGGCAATCTCCTTTGGGGTCATACCGAATGCATACCAGACGAACTGTTTGCAGTGCTCTGCCAGAGCATACATGAAGCATGAGAACATCATCTTCGTGCAACCGGGTAAGGTTGAAATCACCCGGGGGTCTTTTGGTTCGTTGTAACTCTCCTTCTTCATAAACGTGCTCGCTGATGCGACATCT